AGAACGATAGTAGGTATCTCAAAGTATTTGGAAACGTGTTTGTAGTATAAATGGTTATTAACATGTCTCCTACTCAACATGACGCAGTTCAATCTAATTTTATCCAATAGGCTATCAACAGATTGATTCCAGTTCATTTATTATTTGGGCAGATAATTGCTTTTTCAAAGCTCTCCTTTCACGCTGTTGTTTATTTATTCTATCTCGATTGGCTTCACGATATTCTTTTTGATTTTCTTTTAGTTTATCTTTATTGGCTTGATAATATTCTTTTCGTTTTTCTCGATTGTTTTCACGCCATTTTTTTTTATATTCTTTCATTTTTTCTCTGTTAGCTTCACGATATTCTTTATGAGATTCTTTATATTTCTCTATGTTGGCTTGATAATAATCTTTTTTATAATCTGTTAATTCTTCTTCTGTCCTATGTGGCCGAACCATATTCAAATCGGCATTGAGTTCTTCATACCAAAAGCGTTCCCTCTGTACAGCTTGTTGGCTATTTTCACATGGATATTCTTCAATCATAACCATTGACCAATTATCCCAACCGCCATTATCACGAATGGTGGTATATACTTTATAATTGTATTCTTTACCCTTCTCATTATTACACGCTGTTTTATGACGACACTTTCGTTTGGTAAAATCTGTGGTGCTACCTACATAGCAATACTTCACCATCAGGTCATCGCATACGATTTTATATATTACAGTGCTTTGATAGTTGATAGCCTTGCGAGGCATTTTATAAGATATTATAACATAAACTACTTAAATCAATTTTTTTATATATGTATATATATAATGAATGACTTTAAGAAATATATTGAATCCAGTGGTCTTAGCCCTATTACCATTACTAATTATATTCGGCAATTGTCACGCTTTAATGCAGACCTACATGCAGACGAACGTAGCCTAATTAAGCACATCAAAGACAACTATAAAATTGGAAGCCAAAGACAGAACATGACTGTGTCTGTACTAAAGTATCGTGGTTATTATAATCTACCAGTAGACATATTGAGAGCCTATCTACAGAAAGCACACCAAGAATCATTGGAAATTCAATCTGAAAGAACGAAGAACGCAGTGTATCCTAGCATGCAGGAAATGAAAGACAAGATGAAATTTTATTATACAAACGAAAATTGGAGGGAGTTTTGTGTCATGTATTTGCTATTGAACTTCCAGACTCGCAATATGGACTTGGTCGCTACTATTGTGAGTGATAAGAACGATATTGAGACGGATAAAAATTATATTTATCTACGTGGTAGTGATTCGGTATTCATTAGAAATAGTTACAAGACCCACGAAAGGTACGGACAGAAGAAGGATACAATTAAAAATAAAAAGTTTAACACTGCGATTAGGAATATCGAAGTGGGCGAAGTCCTATTGCATGGGAGCAACCTGACTTACGAGGTCCGCAAAATAACTGGTGGGCATACGGAAAGCACGATAATGAAGATGAATGTCCTTTCTAACAACAATCTAAATTCCCTTATGAAAATTAGTAATAACCGAGGTACAAATATAAATACTATACACAGTAATTATAATGCTACTTGACGATGAGTGGGAACTGTTTTTAATCTCTGAGTATATAATAGATTGGTTCGGCTACTATTTAGAGAGATTTGATTTTATATTAGAAAATGAAATACTCAGAGATTGATTTGAACGATTGGCGTAACCCCCATGTGAGCGAAGTGAATGGTGTTCTACTTGATACCCGCTTTCTTCGTGCTAATGTCGTTGGTAGTAAGGGTCATTTCTTAAAGGAACACTTACACCTTTGCCACTACTGCCCGGAGTGCTACACAATATCCAACTCTGGCTTTGACCACGTGCAACATTTTAAACGCCGAACTCACCTTAAAGCTATTAAGGAGAAACAAAAAAAGAAAAAGTTCCAGTACTATTAAAAATTGATATATAATACATATAAAGAATATTGTGTTATATATATAGTATGAAACCACAAACACATTTATATATTCGTCAATGGAGGGCGAACAATCCTGATAAATACCACGCAGCCATCAAACGTGCAGCCCATGTTCGTCTTACCTGGCGTTCCATTTCAACCGAGTTTAGGCGTATATTGATTGCCGAACACCTTCCAGATTGGAAAGAGACGAGGGGAAGGAAAAAGAAAACCCCCCTTGTAAAGACAAACTAATGTATTTAAGGAAAATTGGCTTAAAAAATAATGTTGTGTTATAATATATATGATATATTGTCTGTATGAACAAGTGGAACGAAATCGTGTGGAACAACTCATTGCTAAAAATGACTTTGATGATGTCGTGAAAAAGCAGTTGAAGAATTACCTGAAAAAATACGACAGGTCACAAAAAGGGTTCAAAGTGGAATATGAAACACAAGGTCTCATGATTGGAAGGAAATACGCCAAGGGTTCTCTTTCCTTGCAGAACTTTAAGAAAGAAATACGTGAGACTCTTGTTTATGATACGCATACAGACGTGGATATCGTGAATTGTCATGTGGTGCTACTATCTCAATATTGTGAAAAACAAGGATTGAGATGCAAATGTTTAGATGACTATGTATCCAATCGTAACGTGAGATTACAAGAAATCATTGATACTTTTAAAACCACACGCAAAGTGGCGAAAGACCTTTTTTTAGTGATGATGTATGGCGGTATCGTCAATGAATATTGTTGTCAAAATGGCTTTGATATTAACATTGATATGCCACAATGGGTCAATGACTTGGAACAAGAACTTAAACTATTGACGGACCGTATTTGTAATATTGAAACTACTATTTTTAATGATGTCAAGAAACTGAAAAAGAAAGAATATCAAAATAGAAAATCATCATGCTTGTCCTATACTTTGCAGGTGATTGAAGATAACGTTATCAACAGTGCCTCTACTAAATTAAAGCAACTTGGATATTGTGTTGATACACTATGCTTTGACGGATTACTCGTTCGTCATACCAATATGAGTAGTGATGTGCTAGAAGAATTATCTTCTTACTGCTTTGAAACCACTGGGTACAAAGTTGAGTTTTCGTTTAAACCTATGGAAAAGCATTATGATTTTGAACCTGAACAATATGACTTTACCAACTATGATTTTGATTATCTAGACGAATACAATCAACGATATTGTGCTTCACTAGAAGGCGAAACCCCCGAAGAAAAATATCAAAAACGCAAAGCATACATTGAGTATTTCCTATGCAAAGTACAACAACCAGAGCCACTCTTCATTTTCCAAAATGGCGTTCATAAGACGCCCCATATTCTTAACCCTTCCCAACTAGGCAACTTACTAAAACCAATCCAAAGCGGGTTCGTTTCACAAATGGGCGGGGCTATTCCGTTTGCAGACAAATGGACCAATGACGTCAATCATAGATTGTATAGAGCCATGGACTTTATTCCATACAATGAAAACAATCCTATACATGATAATAATATGTTTAACTTGTTTGAAGGGTTCAATCCTGATATATATGGTCCAGAAATGGATAGCGATACCATCACAAAAAAAATAAAACCTTATCTTGACTTGGTCCGTGAATTATGCGGAGGGACTGACGATATGTATCTACACAAGTTTTTCGCTCAGATATTCCAAGACCCGTCAAACCGTGTGCCTATATGTGTCATCTTAAAAGGAAAGCAAGGTGTTGGTAAAAACGTATTATTGAATGCGATTGGTAATATGTTGAACAAGACTCATTATAATAGTTCATCTAAACCAACTGACTTTTTTGGAGACCATGCAAAGGGTGCGTATAGAAAACTTCTTGTCAATTTAGACGAGTGTGAGTTAAAAGATACGTTTGACCTTGAAGGGAAAATGAAGGGATTTGTTAGCGAACCAAACATTAACATCAATCCAAAAAACGTGCGTCCTTTTATCGTTCAAAATCATGCTCGTAGTGTCATTACAACGAATAAACCCAATCCCATGCCTCTTGATGTGAAAACCAAAGAACGTCGTTATGTGGTGTATATGGCTACTGATGTGTATATTAAAAAGTCATCTAATTTTTGGTGTAAGTTGGTTGAACATCTTCATAAACCTGAAACCATGTCTGCTTTGTATCAATGGTTTATGTCGTTTGACTTGAAGTATTTTGATTGGATTAAACAGAGACCTATTACCAAAGCATACAAAGAAATGTGTAATCTATATAGTCCGGTTGAGGCGTTATTCTTTGAAGAGTTTGTCGACTTAAGACAATGGATTGGATTAGGTATTACCGTCACTGAAGATACAGAAATCACGATTACATTGACGGATTTATTTAAAATGTACGAGCAATACCTTAAAAAGCATCGGTTCTTGAAAGATGAAACGAAGGCTACTTCATCACGTGCATTTGTTTCTAAAATGCACGAGCTAGAACTTCCAGTCACTAAATATAAATCGCATAATAACATGATGTCTTATAAATTCGTACCCAAAGAGGTTTATGACTTTTGTGAAATGAAACGTTGGATTAACTCTTATAAGTATGAAGAAGAAGAAAGTGATATTGCCTATCATGGTGAAGATGCTGATGAGGATTACTTTAGTTAGGCGGGGGTCGGGCGTAAACGCCAACCCCCCTTACCATAAAGCTCACAAATGCGGAAAAGTGTGGAAATATAGATGAGGAAAGATGATAAGGGGGGTTAAGGGGGGCGAAACCACCCCTATCATTCAAGCTCAACCATTTTTTCTTGGACCAGACTTGGTAAAACTTTTTCTTGGCTCTACGGTTTAGACCCCGATTTCGCCCCCCTCGACCCCCATCTTATTTCCCGCCTAGATGCAAGGGTAATTCACTTAGATAGTTCTCGGTTTGTTTCTCTTGGTCAATGTATTCAATCTTCAAATACACTTCTAAAGTGTCTGCGGTTGTCACCGTACCACCAGCATTATCAAATAGTTCAAACTTTATTTTTTGTATATTGTCATTAGTTAATAAGTGGACTTTGTTCTCATGTTGCAGGTCATACACTTGCGAAGCATTATCGTCTGAGTGTAGAATAGCGGCCACAGGCGAAAGATTACTAGAACTGTAGTAGTTACGGACTGGAATATCCATTTTTAAATTTACGGATTCAGTCCCACCTGCAGATAAAATTAGTTTGCAGTCAATGATACTGATATAGCATTCACGAGAAGCACCGCTTAAGACTGGAAGGTTGTTCCAAGTAATCGTATTACCACTTTTGACATTTTGAGCGTCGTGTAGAAATAAGTAGTTGCAGTTGTGGTACATATACTATATGATAAGAAAATATGATATAGTATTCGTTTATTTAAAGTAGAGCGTTTCATCGCTGTTGGATATTTTAAGTATTCTAAAAAAGGACTTTGCAGTCTTATACACTCTTGTTTTTTTATTGACATCGCTATATCTTATCACGCCTTTGGTGTCATGTATCATGTCTTTGATGGTATCGTAAAACCACATAGCATTGAGGGTTGCACACTCCTGGTCGTGGAAGACTAATAGGATATACATTATATATAGATTAGATTTAATAATCTGCTTTTGTTTCAGTTGGTTGTTCGAATGGGTCGTCTGATATTTCACTTATGAGGGCATGAGCACCTGGGAGTAAATCTCCCAATTTAATCAAAAGTTGCTCTGTTGGTAGTTCATTTCCACTCGC